TCTTGATCTACAAGATATGATTAAGAATAAGATCAGTGGATAAATACACTATCTGTGAAGGAAAGTTTCCATGCAAGACCTGTAAAAAGGAAGTAAAAACTATGCGGGTTTATCTATCTACTGGGATTGCATCTTGGATGTGTGCAGATAAGCATTTATCAGAAGTTCAATTGTTTAAGGTTGGGTATAAGAAAGTAAAAAGAAATGACTGAAAAAAATGAAAGTAAAAGGTTAGGGGCAAAGCAGCATAAAAATTCTGGTAGAAATACCAAGAAGGGTGATGCTACTTGGGCAAACTTTACTGTAGATTTTAAAGAAAACTCAAAATCTTTTACGCTTAATCAAGATGTATGGGCTAAAGCAGTTACAGATGCTATACGAAATGGCAACGACCCAGCAATTGTGGTGGTACTTGGCGAGGGTAACAAGAAGGTAAGACTTGCTATAATAGAGTTAGAACTACTAGAACAGATGGTGAATAATGGAACAGAGTAATACAACGCTTGAAATGGTCAATGGTTTGTCAGAAATAGCAGAATATATGGAGGACGAGGAGTTAACCTCTGCCCTAACATTTATTGCTAAGATAATTATTAAGCCAGATATCCCCATGAGCGTGGCTACTGTAGAAATAGTTAGACTACAGGCAATTGCAGCCAAGATGGCATTTAGGGCTACATGGATGGCTAATGTGGATAAGTCAAATAGAGGAAAGAAGAATATTTACTATACAGCAGCAGAGTCAATCAATAGTCTCGTGTCTGCTCTTAAATACATAATTAAGTGATATCTGCTATAATTAATACAAACAAGGGATAACAATGACTAAAAATTTATTGAAGCAAGTAATGATCAAGAGTCCAGAGAAAAAGCATGAATCTAAAGAAGATACAAGTTTTGTTGACGGTTTAATAGAAAAAATAGAATCTGGCTACATGACAAAAACAAAGCCAAGGTTTAGTAAAAAGACAAATTTTTCAGCATCCGCTTTAACTTATGGCGCTGGAGAGTGTCCTAGATACTGGTACCTTGCATTTGATGGACAGGTTCATTACGACAACTCTGACGCATTTGGTGTTGCAAATAGAACTAACGGAACACTTGGTCACGAAAGAATTCAGGAGGCCATCGAGGCTTCTGGACTTCTTGATGAAGATATGGAATTAGATCCCATTGAAAGAAAATATAATAAGCAAACTCATCCAGCAATGGAGTTTAGAGTTAAACTAGACGATCCACCTTTTGACGGGTATGGAGATGTCATGCTTAAGCATAATGGGGAAAGAATTATTGGTGAAATTAAAACAATAATGAATGAAGGCTTTGAATACAAAAAGAATAGTAGAAAGCCTAAGATGGGTCATCTTATGCAATTGCTAATCTATATGAAGGTTTGGAAAGTCGGCAAGGGTGTAATGATTTATGAAAATAAAAATAATCATGAGTTGTTGACTTTACCAGTAGTAGTAAACGATCATTACCGTCGGTGGGTAGACCAGGCATTTGATTGGATGAGAACAGTACACAAGTCTTGGAAGGATCGAGAGTTGCCACAAAAGCCTTATCGATCTAATTCTAAAATTTGTAAGGTGTGCCCAATCCAAAAAGCATGTGCTGAAGCAGAGGCAGGGGTAGTTAAAATTAAACCTCTGGAGTTGCTAGAAAATGAAGAGTTGTAGATGGTGCGATCATACATTTGAATCTGATGTATCTTATCAGATATATTGTTCAGAAAAATGCAGAGAGCAAGCCACTAAAGAAAAAATTGCACAAAGATATATTCAAACTAGACGACAAAAGCGTAAGGGTAAGAATAGAACTTGTAAGCAGTGTGGAGAGAAGTTGTCCATATATAACGATGAGCCGTTATGTAATCAATGTGTAATTAATCCAATAGATGTTAAAAAAGTTTTAAAACAAGTAAAGGGATTGTCAAATGACAAAGGCAAAAGAAACAGATAGATATCCAGAAGGCAACTACGGTAAAAGGCCTGGAGTAATTTGCTCTATAGATGCTAGTACTAATAATCTTGCTTTTGCAATATATTCATATAACAAATTAGATTGTTATGGAAAAATAACATTTAATGGTAGGGATATATACGAAAAGATAACTGATGCATGTAAAAAGTCTAAGGCATTGTTTGATCACTATAACTTAGTTGAGGCTATTGTTATTGAGCATACAGTCTTTATGAATAGTCCAAAAACTGCAGCAGACCTTGCATTAATACAAGGTGGAATCCTAGGTGGTGCTGGTCTATCTGGTATCCAAATTATTGGTAAGGTATCTCCAATTACTTGGCAAAATTATTTAGGAAATAAAAGATTAACTAAAGAAGAACAAATTAGGATTAGATCTCTGAATCCTGGAAAGTCAGACTCATGGTATAAATCTTATGAGCGTGAATTCAGAAAGCAAAGAACAATAAAACTATTAGATGTTATTTATGATAAGAAAATAACAGACAACGATGTTGCAGATGCATGTGGCATTGGTCACTGGTCAATAAATAACTGGAATAAGGCTATTGGATTTGACAAGGATGAGTCATGAGTGCTAAACTATATACAAGTGAGTTATGGCTTAAAAAGAGATATCACATTGATAAGAAATCTCCAGAGGCTATAGCAAAAGAATGTGGGGTAAGCGTGGAAACTATTTATGTATATCTTGCTAAGTTTGGATTAAGGAAGTCAAAGAGATGAATTTAGAGCCAGTTTTTCCAGATTCACAACAATTTAAGTGTGATGATTTATATTTACTTACAGTAGGAACAGAGGCTGGAAAAGAAATACTAGAAACCTGCCATGAAATTGCACACATGTTAGTAAAAAAGAATATTGCTTATGGCAACTCAGCCCTTGAGCCTGTACGTATATTTTCAAAGGCGGGACCAAGAGAGCAACTCCATGTTCGTATAGATGATAAGTTAAACAGACTTATGAAGGGTACAGAGTATCCAGGAGACAATGATATTGATGACTTAATAGGATACTTGGTATTGCTAAAAATAGCAAAGTCAAATGATTTAGGAACTCAGGGGGATTATCAACTTGTCAACTGAAGAAGATTTAATTAAGCATCTTGATGAAATTAATAATGTTGTAGGAGAATACCTAAAAGGAAATGATGCAACAAAGATTTCCAAAGATCTTTCAATACCAAGAACTCGTGTAGTTCAGCACATCAATGAGTGGAAGGTTATGGCATCTGCTAATGATGCTATTCGTGCTCGTGCTAAAGAAGCACTTGCAGTTGCAGACACACATTATAATAAACTAATTGCAAAGTCGTATGAGGTTATTGATGAAGCATCCATGACCAACAACCTTGGGGCAAAGACTGCAGCAATTAAACTTGTTATGGATATTGAGTCTAAGAGAATCGATATGCTACAAAAGGCTGGGCTTCTTGAGAATAAAGAACTCGCAGAAGAAATGCTACAAATAGAAAAGAAGCAAGAAGTTTTAATGGCAATTCTTAGAGACATAGCATCTGAGTACCCACAGGTTCGTGATGAGATTATGCGTAGACTTTCTGATGTTGCCAAAAAGGATGAAGTGATTACCATTGTCCATGAAGTTTGATGATTTCCTTGAGGCTTTAGCAGATAGTCATTTTGAAGAAACTCCAGTCGATGCAAAGACGTTTGTTGAGTCTCCAGAATATTTAGGTCAGCCAGGATTATCTGATATTCAGTATGACATTGTTGAGGCAATGAGTCAGATTTATCGCAAAGAAGATCTTATAAATATTATGGGAGAAGAAGAGGGGTCAAGATATTATGACAAATACACAAAGAATGAAATCATTCTACAACTTGGCAAGGGTAGCGGTAAAGACTTCACCTCTACTGTGGCTTGCGCTTATATTGTATACAAATTACTATGTCTCAAAGATCCAGCAAAATACTTTGGAAAACCATCAGGGGATGCGATAGATTTAATTAACGTTGCTATTAATGCTCAACAGGCTAAAAACGTTTTCTTTAAAGGTTTCAAATCAAAGATTGAGAGATCACCATGGTTTGCTGGTAAGTATGAAGCAAAGGTAGACTCTATTGGTTTTGATAAATCTGTTACAGTTTACTCTGGACACTCTGAGCGTGAATCTCATGAAGGTTTAAACCTTTTACTTGCAGTGCTCGATGAGATTTCTGGTTTTGCATCTGAGGTTGCAACTGGTAATGAGCAGGGTAAGACTGCTGACAACATCTACAAAGCATTTCGTGGATCAGTAGATTCTCGTTTCCCTGACCTTGGCAAGGTAGTTCTTCTATCATTCCCACGCTATAACGGAGACTTTATTTCTGAGCGGTATGAAGCAGTAATTGCTGACAAAGAAGTAGTAAGTAAAACACATAGGTTTATAATTAATCCACTACTTCCAGAGGATGATAAGGATAACTGGTTTGAGATTGCATGGGATGAAGATCATATTAAGTCATATAAATACCCTGGAGTTTTTGCTATTAAAAGACCTACATGGGAAGTAAATCCTACAAGACAGGTAGACGATTTTAAAATTGCATTTATGACAGACCTTGGTGACGCAATGATGCGTTTTGCCTGTGTTCCTACATATGCATCAGATGCCTTTTTTAAACAAGCAGATAAGGTTCGTGCTTGTATGACATCCAGAAATCCACTGGATCAATTCAGAAGATTTGAAGAAAACTTTAAGCCAGACCCAGATAAAGTTTATTATGTTCATGCTGACCTTGCACAGAAACACGATAAGTGTGCTGTTGCAATTGCACATGTTGAGAAGTGGGTAAATGTTCAGGTAATTAAAGACTATGAGCAGATATCGCCTATTGTTGTTGTTGATGCTGTTGCATGGTGGGAGCCAAAGGTAGAGGGTCCAGTCAATCTTTCAGAGGTAAAGCAGTGGATACAAAATCTACGCAGACTTGGATTTAATATAGGGTTAGTTACTTTTGACCGTTGGCAGTCCTTTGATATCCAGAATGAGTTGCAGGCAGTGGGCATGAGAACAGAAACAGTTTCTGTAGCCAAGAAGCACTACGAGGATATGGCTATGCTTGTATATGAGCAAAGACTAGTAATGCCTGCTATCGAACTTTTGTTTGAAGAACTAACAGAACTTAAAATTATGAAAAATGACAAGGTCGATCACCCACGCAAAAAATCTAAGGACCTTGCTGATGCTGTGTGTGGATCTATCTTTGGTGCGATATCCTATACACCCAGAGATCAAAACCTTGAAGTCGAGGTTCATACATTTAGGGGACAGCCCCGCAGAGTTGACACGCTCCCTGAGAACGTGATACAATATAAACCTAACCAAATAGAAGATATAAAAGACTATCTGGATAGACTAAAAACACTATAAACAATGAATAAAAGGAGAAAAATGAATTCATTCAAGAAAATCGCACTAGCCGTGGTTGCAGCCATGACTTTGGGCATGGTCGCCGTAGCACCTGCAAATGCTACAGTAATGACAGTAGCGGTAACGCTAGATGGAACAGCAAATACA